GTCCGCGCCTACAAGGAGGACCGCAACGGCTCGGAGCGCTGGGCAAACATGGCGGTCTTTTCCGAAGCGTCCGTGCTGTTCCGCTTCCGTAAAATCCCCGGCGTCGAAGTCAGTCCGGCACATTTCATCGTCTGCAAGGAGAAGCGCTATCGGATTATCAGTGCGGAGGACGTGCGCGGGCGCGGGATGTATGTGGAGTGCCTGTGCGAACTGGTGGAAGGGAGTGTGAATTGATATGGCACGAATGGAAATGAAGATGCCGGAGGACTTTCTTTTGAAAGTTTCCCGGCTGAATGAAAAGACGGACGAAATTCTGCCGAAGGTTCTCGAAGCCGGCGGGCAGGTGGTGCTGGAGCGGGTGAAGTCCAACCTTTCCGCCGTCATCGGCAAAGGCACGAAAATTCCAAGCCGCTCCACCGGCGAATTGGAAAGTGCGCTGGGGCTTTCGCCCGCTAAGCCCAAGCGGGACGGCTCGGGCTGGGACATCAAGGTCGGCTTTGCCGAGCCTCGCTCAGACGGTGACAGTAACGCAAAAATCGCCAATATTCTGGAGTACGGAAAATCCGGTCAGCCGCCCAAGCCCTTTCTCAAGCCGGCGAAAACCCAGAGCCGCAAGGCCTGCGTTGAAACGATGAAATCAAAGCTGGACGAGGAGGTGCGGAAAATATGAGCGTACTTTCGGAACTCAATACGCTTCTCACGCCCATTCTCCCTGTGGAGACGGGCGTTTTTTCCGGCGTTCCGCCCGACGAATATCTGGTGCTGACGCCGCTGACCGACGATTTCGCCCTGTTCGGCGACAACGCGCCGCTGATGGATGTGTCGGAGGTGCGGATTTCGCTCTTTTCCAAGGGCAATTACCTTCAGCACAAACGTCAGATTACCGGTGCTCTGCTTCGTGCTGGCTTTACCATCACGGCACGCACCTATGTCGGACATGAGGACGATACCGGCTACCACCACTGGGCGATTGACATCGCACAGTCTTATGAAACGGAGGAATAATATATGGCTACCATTGGAATGGATAAGCTCTATTACGCAAAAATCACCGAAGCCGAGGACGGCGAGGAAACCTACGACACCCCGGAAATTCTCGCAAAGGCCATCTCGGCGGAATTGTCCGTGGAACTTGCCGAAGCGACGCTTTACGCTGACGACGGCGCGTCGGAGGTGGTCAAGGACTTCAAATCCGGCAAGCTGACGCTGGGTGTGGACGATATCGGCATCACAGCCGCACAGAATCTCACCGGTGCTTTGGCGGACGACAACGGCGTGCTCATCTCCGCCGGCGAAAACATCGCCCCGCCGGTGGCCATCGGTTTCCGCGCCCTGCGGGCAAACGGCAAGTACCGCTACTTCTGGCTGTACCGCGTCATTTTCGGCATCCCGGCAACTAACCTGCAGACTAAAGGCGATTCCATCACCTTTCAAACGCCCAGCATTGAAGGCACGGTCATGCGCCGCAACAAACCGGACGCCAAGGGAACGCATCCGTGGAAGGCGGAGGTTTCCGAGGGCGCTTCCGGCGTTACGACTGAAACCATCTCCGGTTGGTTCGGGCAGGTGTACGAACCCACCTACACCGAAGCGCCGGCAGGCGAATAAGGAGGGCTGACGCATGGAAAACGAACAAGCCGCCGTAATCAAAATCGGCGGAAAAGAGTATGAGCTCATTCTCACCACCCGCGCCACCAAGGAAATCGCGCGCCGCTACGGCGGGCTGGAGAACCTCGGCGAAAAGCTGATGAAGTCCGAGAACTTCGAGATGGCGCTAGATGAGATCATTTGGCTTCTTACCCTGCTGGCGAATCAGTCCATTTTGATTCACAACCTCAAAAACAAGGACGCGCCGCAGGAACTGCTCACCGAGGAAGACGTGGAACTGCTGACCTCGCCGCTGGATCTGGCGGCGTACAAGAACGCCATCACTGAAGCGATGTTCAAGGGCACCGCGCGGAATGTAGAGAGCGAGGAGGAAACCTCCTCAAAAAACGCGGAAGTCGGGTAAACACAGAAGAGCTGTTTACCCGGCTTTTGTATTACGGAACAGTGCAGATGGGCATGGGTATGGAGGAATTCTGGCTGATGCCCATCGGGCTGTTTCTGGATTTATGGGCGTGTCACAAGCAGTTTCTCGGCATGGAAAAGCCGAAGCAGACCTTTTCCATTGACGATATCATCCCGCCGGGGATTTGAAGGGAGGTGATTGCCATGTCCAGTTCCGATTTCGGCCTGAAAATCGGCGTGGAGGGCGAAAAGGAGTTTAAAAAAGCGCTCTCGGACATCAATCAGTCTTTCAAAGTTCTCGGTTCGGAAATGACGCTGGTCACCAGCCAGTTTGACAAGCAGGACAAATCCGTGCAGGCGGCCGCCGCCCGCAGCGAAGTCCTCAACAAGCAGATTGACGCCCAGAAGGCGAAAATCGAAACCCTGCGCGCCGCCCTGCAAAACGCCTCCGACTCCTTCGGCGAGAACGACCGCCGCACCCAGAACTGGCAGATTCAACTCAACAAGGCACAGGCGGATCTGAACGGCATGGAGCGCGAGCTGTCAGAATCCACCGAGGGCGCGAACAATCTGGGAGATGAACTCAAGGAAAGCGGCGACGAGGCGGAAAAGTCCGGTTCCAAGTTTGAAAAGCTGAGTGGCGTCCTCAAGGGCGTCGGCGTGGCGATGGGCGCGGTCGTGGTCGCCGCAGGTGCCGCCGCTGTCAAGCTCGGCAAGGAAGTCATTTCCGCTTACGCGGACTACGAACAGCTGGTAGGCGGCGTGGACACGCTGTTCAAGGATTCCAGTTCGGCTGTCCAGAGCTATGCCGCCAACGCTTTTAAGACCGCCGGCATGTCCGCCAACGAGTACATGGAGACGGTCACCAGCTTTTCGGCCAGCCTCATCCAGTCCCTCGGCGGCGACACCGCCAAGGCGGCCAAGGCGGCGGACACAGCGATTACCGACATGGCGGACAACGCCAACAAAATGGGCACGGACATTTCCTCCATTCAGGACGCCTATCAGGGCTTTGCCAAGCAGAATTACACGATGCTCGACAACCTCAAGCTCGGCTACGGCGGCACGAAAACCGAGATGGAGCGCCTGCTCGCCGACGCCGAAAAGCTGTCCGGACAGAAATACGACATCAGCAATTTAAACGACGTGTATGCGGCCATCCATGTCATCCAGACGGAAATGGGCATTACGGGCACGACCGCCAAGGAAGCGACGGAAACCATCAGCGGCTCCATCGCCGGGATGCAGTCGGCTGTCGGCAACCTGACGGCGGGGCTGGGCGACGCGGACGCGGATATTCAGCTGCTGATCGGCAACGTGGTGGAAGCGTTTCAGAACGTGGTTAAAAACATTACGCCGGTGATTGAAAACATCGTCGCCGCCCTGCCTGCCGCTTTGGACGGGATTCTGCAGGCGGTCGGGGAACTGCTCCCCACGCTGCTGTCCACGGTGGTCAGCCTGTTTACGCAGGTGCTCGACACGCTTCTGACGCTCCTGCCCCAGTTGATTCCGGCGGCCGTGGACGCGGTCATGACCATCGTTTCCGCCCTTATCGACAGCCTGCCGCTCCTCATCGACGCGGCGGTGCAGCTGGTGACGGCGCTGGTGGAAGGCATCGGCTCGGCTCTGCCGGAACTGATTCCCGCGGCGGTAAACGCCGTGACCACCATTGTGCAGGGGCTGGTTGATAATCTGCCGATGCTGCTGGAAGCAGCGCTGCAGCTCATTCTCGGTCTTACACAGGGTCTGCTTGACGCCATTCCGCAGTTGGTGGCGGCGCTCCCTGCCATCATCACCGCGCTGGTGAATTTCCTCATTGGCTCGATACCGCAGATCATCGAAGCCGGCATTGAGCTGCTGACCTCGCTGGTGGCCGCTCTGCCGCAGATTATCGAAGCGGTGACGGCGGCGATTCCCCAGATTGTGGACGGCCTTGTAAATGCGCTGATTCTTTCCATCCCCCTCATTGTGGAAGCGGGCGTGAAACTCCTTATCGCGCTGATTCAGAATCTGCCGCTCATCATCACGACGGTTGTTTCCGCCATTCCGCAGATTGTCGCCGCGCTGTCGAGCGCCTTCGCCGGCAACACCGGGAAAATCATCACGGCGGGTGTCAAGCTGCTGGTGTCGCTGATTGCCAATCTTCCCTCCATCATTGTGGAAATCGTCAAGGCGGTGCCGCAGATTGTGGCGGGCCTTGTCCGGGCGTTCACCGGCTATATCGGGCAGATGGCGCAGGTGGGCGGGAATCTCATCAAGGGCTTGTGGCAGGGTATTTCGGACGCCGGCACGTGGCTTTGGAACAAAATCAGCGGCTTTTTCGGCGGCATCGTGGACCGCATCAAGGACTTTTTCGGCATCCATTCGCCCTCGACGCTGTTCGCCGGTCTTGGCCGGAACATGGGCGAAGGTATCGGTGTGGGCTTTGAGGACGCGATGGCTTCCGTGTCGCGTGAGATGCAGAACGCCATCCCCGCCAGTTTTTCCGTAAACGCCGGCGCGTCCGGGCGTACAGTTTCCGCCGGCACAAGCATCACGCAGAATATCTCGGTGGTTACTCCCAAGGCGCTGTCCGAAAAGGAGCTTGCCCGGGAATTCAAAAATCTCTCGCGCAAACTGGCGCTGGAGTTTTAAGAGGAGGAAAAAATAGCTGTCGGAGCACAGCTCCTCCTGCGGCAAGCCGCACCGCTATTTTCAAGAGTTTGTGTCTGACGCCACAAACTCCGAACATCTGATGGAGGAAGTGAAAGTTTGATGGAACTGACCTATACCAATGAATCGGGAGAGAAACTGACGCTCCGACAGGCAAAGCCGTTCTTTCTGACAAAGCTGGATGGCGCGGGAAGCGTCCGCCAGACCGTCAATACATTTCAAGCGCCGCAGCAGGACGGCGCTTTTTTCATTTCCTCCGCGCTGGATATGCGGAATATTACGCTGAAAGGCACGGTTGTGACATCCTCGCCCGATGCGGCGTATGAACGAAGAAAACAGTTCCTGCGGATTTTCACGCCCAAACAGCAGGGCACGCTGACCTACCGGAACCGGCAGATTTCCTGCGTGGTGGAGGAAGCCGGGTTCACCGCCTCGGGCAGGGAGCGCGCGCCGGGCTTTTTCGTCAGCCTGCTGTGTCCCTCGCCCTTCTTTGAGGCGCTTGCGGAAGTCCGCGCGGAGCTTGCCCGCTGGACGCCGCTCTTTCATTTTGTTCTGGAAATTCCAGACGGCGGCATTGAATTCGGCTCCCGCCAGCCCAGCCAGATTATCACGGTGGAAAACGCCGGAGATGTGTCCTGCGGGTGCCAAATTGTGTTCCGGGCGCTGGGCGAGGTGGAAAACCCCGAATTGATGGACGTTTCCACCGGCGAATATGTCCGCCTGAACACCGTCCTGACCGCCGGGGAGGAAATCCGCGTCTACACCCATTTTGCGGGCAAGCGGGTGGTGCGGGTGCAGAGCGGCGAGGAGGTCAGCGTGTTCAGCCTGCTGGATACCGGCTCGACTTTTCTTCAGCTGTCACCGGGAACAGCCACGCTCCGCTATGACGCGGCGGCGGGCAAGGAACTGCTGGAGGTCAGCCTGTACTACCGTCCGCAGTATCTGGGGGTTTAGTGTGAAAATGCGCGCTGATGCGCCGCCTTTTTGAAAGAGGTGAATTTTCAATGGAACTATATGTTTTTGACGCAAACCGCCGCCCTGCCGGCGTGGTGGAGTCTTTTGAATATCTGCGCTGGGCAAGGAAGTATTCCCAGTGCGGAAGCTTTGAACTCAAAGCCATCGCCACGGCGGAAAACCTCGCCCTGCTGACGCTGGGGAATCTTCTTTGGAAAAGCGGCGGCGAGGAAGCCGGCATCATTGAGTATGCGGAAATCTCGCAGGAGGAAAAAGAACTCATCACCGTCAGCGGACGGTTCGCCGTTTCCTATCTCGCCCGGCGCATCGTGTGGGACACGGAAATTTTAAACGGTACGCTTGCCGACTGCGCGGGGCAGTTGGTGAACAACCACCTCATCAGCCCGGGCAACACCGACCGGCAGATGGACTTCATCGCCTTTGACGGCGGCGGGTTATCGGACCCGGTCAGCACGCAGATTTCCTACAAGAATCTCATGGACGCGGTAACCGGACTGTGCGAAGCGGCGGACGCCGGCATCAAGGCGGTGTTCAATCCGGCAAACGGCATCTTTACCGTCACGCTGTACAAGGGCGCAGAATCGCAGGCGGTGTTCTCGTGGGAGTACGAAAATCTCACGTCCCAGACCTTTACGAAAAGCGAGGCCGATTACGCCAATGTGGCGCTGGTCGGCGGCGAGGGCGAAGGCGTGGAGCGTGTGTTTGCCGTGTACGGGGAAAGCGAAGGTTCTGAGCGCCGGGAGGTGTTTGTGGACGCCAAGGCTCTGCGCTCCGAGGATTTCGGGGACGAGTACACCGCCGCCCTGCTCTTTCAGGGGCAGAGCAAGTTAAGCGAGCTTGCGATGGCGCAGTCCTTCGACGCGTCCGTCAATCCACACGGCAATCTGACCTACGGCACGGATTTCGACCTCGGGCAGACCGTAAAGGTAGTTTCAAAGAAATGGGGCGTGACGCTTGATACCCGCATTACGGAGATTGAGGAAAGCTATGACAGCACTGGGCAGAGTTTGGACATCACGTTCGGCAAAGGCGTGCTCACGCTGGCACAGAAACTGAAAGGGGCGATGTAAATGGAGAAAAGCGGATTTTTTAACAGCACAAGCGGCGACCGGATGTACGACGCCGCCGACTTCGCGGGATATTTTGCAAAGCTGGTGTCCAACGGCATCTTTTATGCCAATGCCGACAATCTGCGTGTGACGCCGGGCGGCGGGCTGTCGGTGAACGTGCTTGCCGGCAGCGCATGGATCAACGGCTATGCCTATGAAAATACAGAGGAACTGAACCTCACGCTTGCGGCGGCGGACGGCGTGAATCCCCGCATTGACCGGGTGGTCGTTCGCTGGGACGCGGTGGAGCGAAAGATTTCAGCCATGGTGCTGACGGGAACGGCGGCGGCTTCTCCCACCGCGCCGGACATTACCCGAAGCGACAATCTTTATGATTTGGTTCTGGCGGATGTTCAGATTCCCGCCGGCGCGGTCTATATCGCCACGCAGCATCTGACGGACAAAAGGCTGGACACTGCCCTGTGTGGCACGGTCAATTCGCTGATTACGGCGGTCTATGAATAGGAGGATTTTAAATGGCGGATATCAACGGCGTTGTATTAAGCGCGGGCAGCGGCCCGACGGTTTACTACACCATCACCTATTCCAAAAGCCGGCCGAACAACAGCCAGATGACCTACAATTTTACCATTGCGGCGGCGCTGGGTTCATCTGGTTCCTACATCCACAGCGGCTATGCGCTTTTATGCACCATTACCGTCAACGGCTCGTCCGGGCAGGTGCGCATTAAGGCCGCCGACAACGACAACTGGGACGGCACCACGCCCCGCTACCGCTATGTGACGGTGACCTGCTCGTCTACCACCGGCAATGCCGCGCAGGGCGTGCGCTTCCGGGTGGTGTCGGACGGCCGGATGTCGTTGAGTTCCGGCGTCATCGACAATTCCAGCTATACCGTAACCAGTTCCGCGCTTCTGACCACAGCCTGCGGCGCGCCGTCCGCCTGTTCCGTTTCTCCGACGGTGGCGGAGGGAAATGCCGCGCTCTCGTGGAGCGGTGCGTCGGGAGGGACAAACAACGCCATTACCGGCTTTGAAATCCAGTACAGTGATTCTTCCAACAACGCCGAATGGGGAAGCTGGACGGCGCTGACTACCGTTTCTTCTTCCTCTGCATCGGGAAGTCTGTCGGTTTCGCCGCCCGCCACAAGAGGCAGTTACCGCCGGTTTCGTATCCGCACACAGGGCTCCGCCGGCTCGGGCTATTATTCGGGCTGGACAGCTTCCTCCAATTCCGTGCGGAAAAACACGCCGCCCGAAAAAGCGTCCGTTTTAACGGCGTCTCCCTCGGTTTACAGTGAAGGGCCGATTACCCTGACATGGAGCGGCGCGTCCGGCGGCGCCAGTCCTATTAAGGGGTATATGCTGGCAAGCAAGACCTCGACGAACGGTTCGACCTGGACTTCGTGGAACGTGCTGGAAACCTTTAATTTATCGGCGTCCTCCGGGACACGGACAGCGGCGGCTTCCACCACGCCCGGCACTTACACGAAATACGGTCTGTGGACCATCGACACACTGGACGTCTATTCCGCCGAGCAGGTGTCCAACACCATTCTCTGCGTGGCAGCTGCCTGTGATGAACCGACAATTGCGGCACCAAAAACAGGCGCTTCCACCTACAATCCGAATCCCCGCGTGCTGCTGACCACCGGCGCACAGCCCTCCGAACAGGTGGCGCAGGTCAAAATCGGCACGGGAAGCTGGCGGGACGGAGTGAATAATCCGTCCCTCTTTTCTCCCAGCGGCACGGTCGGCGGTAATGTGACGGTGATGTTCAAGGCTGAATCACAATCGACAGGGGCAAAGACACTCACGGTGCGGTGCGTGAACACGGATTTTGAAGCGCCCAGCGCGGAAATTTCCCGCTCGTTTACGGTACTGGCATCCCCGTTTGAGGAGATTGCGGCCAATGAAACCAAGGTCAAAGCAAGCCATATTTCGGCGCTTCGCACTGCTGTCAATACCGTGCGAAACTATTACGGCCTTGCGCCGGTTTCATGGAGCGAGGAAATCACGGCGGGAAAAACGGAAGTGAAGAACTGGCCGCTTCACATTCTGGAAATCCGCGCCGCCGTGGAGCCGGTCATTACACTCATCAATCAGTACAGCACCGCCTCGGGTTTTGCCGTTCCGGAACCGGACTGGGAAGAACTCGGCACGGGCAGACCCCGGGCGGCGGTGATGAATCAGCTTGCCGAACTGATTCTGTCGCTGTAACGACCACAAATTCAAGCGTTCCCGCTTTGCGCGGGAGCGCTTTTTTCATACAACAAAATCGAAAACAGGAGGTATCGATATGAAGGAAATCTGGGCATGGATTCAGGCCGCGCTGGCCGCTGTCGGCGGTTTTCTCGGCTGGTTTCTCGGCGGGTGGGACGGCTTTCTCTACACGCTGCTGGCGTTTGTCGTTCTCGATTATTTGACAGGCGTGCTGTGCGCGATTGCCGACAAAAAACTCTCCAGCGAAATCGGCTTCAAGGGCATCTCCCGCAAAGTGCTCATTTTCGCGCTGGTGGGCGTTGGAAACATCATCGACAGCCAGGTGCTGGGCGACGGCGGCGCGGTGCGCACGGCGGTCATCTTTTTCTATCTTTCCAACGAAGGTGTGTCCATTCTGGAAAACGCGGGACATCTGGGGCTTCCCATCCCCGAAAAACTGAAGGCGGTTCTGGAACAGCTCCACGACCGCAATGATGAGGAGGAACAATAACTATGGCAGAAATCAAAGGAATTGACGTATCCCACTGGCAGGGAACGATTGACTGGGACAAGGTCAAAGCGGCAGGCATTAAGTTTGCCATCATCAAAGCCGGAGGCTCTGACGCGGGCTTTTACACCGACAGCAAATGGGAAGCAAACTATACGGGAGCAAAGTCAGCCGGTATCCCTATCGGCGCATATTATTTTGTCGGCAGGGACTGCGTTACTGCCGCTGCAGGAAAAGCGGATGCGGAACGCTTCATCAAAATCCTGAACGGCAAACAGCTGGAGTATCCTGTCTACATGGATAACGAAGCGCAGCCTGCTTCTGCCAAAGCCGGTATTACGGAAGCCGCCATCGCTTTCTGTGAAACGATGGAGGATGCCGGATACTTTGTCGGGATCTACGGCTCTGCTGTCTCCGGTTTTCAGGAGCGCATGGACGACAGCAAGCTCAAGGCCTATTCCCACTGGGTAGCGCAGTACGCCAGTAAATGCACCTACTCCGGCGAATACGGTATCTGGCAGTATTCTTCCACTGGCAGGGTCGATGGCATCAAGGGTAATGTGGATATGGACTATGGATATATCGACTATCCGTCCATCATCAAGAACGGCGGCTTTAACGGCTATGAAAAGACTACTGCAGATAAGAATAAATCTGGTGAAGACAAACCCACTTCGAAGAAAAGCGTTGATGAACTTGCCGCCGAGGTCATCAACGGTAAGTGGGGCAACGGAGAGGAGCGTAAGAAAAAACTGACATCGGCAGGCTATGACTATTCTGTTGTGCAGGCGAGGGTCAACGAGATTCTTTCTGGGAAAAGTACTTCAACCCCGGTAACCTATGAAACCTACACTGTGGTCAAGGGCGACACCCTCTGGGGCATCGCCGCCAAAAAGCTTGGAAGCGGTGCGCGGTATAAGGAAATCAAGACGCTTAATGGTCTGTCCTCAGATACCATTTACGCCGGGCAGAAACTGAAAATTCCGAAAAAGTGA